AGGTATTATATCATGGCGCTAAAATATTAGGACATCCTATAATGTTAGAATGGGCTGTTGCTGAAAACATGACTAGGCCTAAGTCTAACTTATCAAAGGTCAACATGAACTATGTGTTATGTGCTCCTGACTTATATAAAGGAAGAATTACATCATTAGTTGAACGTATGATAACGTTTGCTGATATGATTCAATTAACTTCATTAAAATTACAACAAGTTCTATCTCGTATAGTTCCTGACGGTGTATATTTAGACGTAGATGGTTTAGCAGAAGTAGATTTAGGTAGTGGAACTAGCTATAATCCTAAGGAAGCTTTAAATATGTATTTTCAAACTGGTTCTATTGTTGGGCGATCAATGACTCAAGACGGCGATATGAATCCAGGTAAAATACCTATTCAAGAACTTAACAGTAATAATGGTATGGCTAAGATACAAAGTCTTATTCAAACATATACAATATTACTTACAAATGATAAGAGATGTAACCGGATTAAATGAAGCTAGAGACGGTAGTAATCCAGACAAAGATGCATTATTAGGATTACAGAAACTAGCCGTGGCTCAATCAAATGTAGCTACGCGACATATATTAGATGCAGGCTTATATCTTACTCTTAGAACTTGTGAAAACATAGCATTAAGAATAGCTGATTCTTTAGAGTTTGAGCTTACTAATGAAGCTTTAGTTAATAGTATAAGTCTTTACAATGTAGCTACTTTAGAGGAAATGAAAGAGTTACATTTATATGACTTTGGGATATTTTTAGAATTAGAACCTGACGAAGAGGAAAAACAAGTACTAGAGCAAAATATACAAATAGCTTTAAAAGCAGGTCAAATTAACTTAGAAGATGCTATAGACATAAGACAAGTTAACAATTTAAAACTTGCGAATCAATTATTAAAACTAAAGCGTAAGCAAAAAGACAGAGCCGATCAACAGAAGCAACAACAAATGATTCAGTCTCAAGCTAAAGCTAATGCTGAGTCAGCTGAAAAAGCTGCAATGTATGAAGTTCAAAAAAGAGAAGCAATGGCGCAAACAGAGCTTCAAGTTGAACAAGGAAAATCTCAATTTAAGATTCAGCAAATGCAAGCTGAAATGCAAAACGATATGGCTATTGCAGAGCAGAAGTTTCAGTTTGACATGCAGCTAAAACAAATGGATCTTAAAGAAATAACAACGAGAGAACAATTTATAGAAGATAGAAAAGATCAAAGAACTAAGCTGCAGGCAACTCAGCAAAGTGCATTAATACAACAAAGACAAGATGGTTTATTACCAACTGATTTTGCAGATCAACCTAATGGACCATCATTAACAGAAGAGGTAGCTACGCAGGTACCGCAAACACCGCAACCACCTATGCAGCAACCACCTATGTAATTATATAATATCATATCATGGAAGAAAAAACAGAAGAAATAAAAGAAACTTCATCAGGCGAATTAACTCAAGGTGAATTTAAAATTAAGAAAAAGCCGAAAAAATTTTCTAATAAAGTAGAAAATACTAAAATAGACTTAACTAAAAAAGAAGAAAATGCCGATACAGAGCCAAGCACAGTGGGTGTATCTGATGAAAAACCTACCGAACGTGTTCAAGAAGTTGAAGTATCCGAACCAGAAGTTCAGCAAACTGAAGAAAAGGTCGATGAAAAAGAAGAAGTAAACGTTATATCAGAAGTAACAGAAGAAGAAAAAGAAGAAATAAAAGAACCTGTTATTGAAGAGGAAAAAACAAGTTTACCAGAAAATGTAGAAAAGCTAGTTTCATTTATGAATGAAACAGGAGGTGATCTTTCTGACTATATTAGGCTAAACGCTGATTATAGTAAGTTAAATGAAGATGCTTTACTAAAAGAATATTATAAAAATACTAAGCCACATTTAGATTCTGAAGAGATAGATTTTATCATGGAAGAAAATTTTAAAGTGGACGAAGACTACGACGAAGAGCGAGACCAACGTCGAAAAAAACTCGCAAAAAAAGAAGAAGTTGCAAAAGCTAAAAACTTTCTTGAAGATTTAAAATCAAAATATTACGAAGAAATCAAGTTGAGGCCTACCGTAAATAATGAAATGTCAAAAGCAAGTGAGTTTTTCAACAGACACAAACAAGAACAGGAAGCAGCTAAAAAGCGACATGATGAGTTTAAGAATACAACTAACAAAATGTTCTCTGAAGAATTCAAAGGTTTTGATTTCGCTCTAGGAGAAAAAAAGTTTAGATATTCTGTTTCAAACCCTAATGATGTTGCTGAGGCCCAATCTGATATCTCAAATGTGCTTAAGAAGTTCTTAAATGACAAAGGAGAAGTTGTAGATTATAAAGGTTATCATAAAGCTATATATGCTGCCAGAAATGCAGATACTATTGCAAATCATTTTTACGAGCAAGGTAAAGCCGACGCTGTTAAAGATGTTGTTGCTAAATCAAAAAATATAAATTCTGATGTAAGACAAACTCGAACACCAGACGATATATATTTAAATGGTTTAAAAGTAAAAGCAGTTAGTGGCATGGACAGTTCTAAATTAAAAATAAAACGAAAATAACAAAAACTTAAAATTATGCCTTTAGGAAATTTTACAGTACAAAATGCAGGTATCACTCCAACGCAAGACCAAACTATTTTGTCTAGCAACTATTTACAGTGGACTGATCCTACAGCTGGAGATTTTGCAAGCTTTGCTCAGCAATATCTACCTGAATTGTACGAACAAGAAGTAGAAAGATTTGGTAATAGAACATTATCAGGTTTTTTAAGAATGGTTGGCGCTGAGATGCCAATGACATCTGATCAAGTGATTTGGTCAGAACAAAACAGACTACATATCGGTTACGAAAATGTAAGTAAAACTAACGCTGCTACAAGTGCTACATTTACAGTTAATGTACCTGCTGGTAACGAGGTTGTTGTAAGAGTAAATCAAACTATCGTAGTTTTTGATCCAGCTTCTGGATTAACACTAAAAGGTTTAGTTACTACTGCTCCAAACCCAGGTAACCCAGGTGTATTTACTTTTGATGCTGCTTGTTATACTGCTGCAAACTTTGGTGCTTTAGGAAACAACAATCTTAAACTATTTGTTTATGGTTCTGACTTTGCTAAAGGAACTGTAGGTATGGACGGATCAGTTACTCCATCTTTTACTCAGTTTTCAAACAAGCCAATTATCATTAAAGACAAGTACGAAGTATCAGGATCTGACACTGCTCAAATTGGTTGGGTTGAGGTTGCTACTGAAGACGGAACATCTGGATTTTTATGGTACATGAAAGCCGAATCAGAAACTAGATTAAGATATGAAGATTATCTTGAAATGGCGATGGTTGAAGGTGAATTAGCTGGTGCTGGATCTGGTGTTGCTGGATTAGGAGCTGCTCAAAACTCTGGAACAGGAACAGAAGGTATGTTTGCTGCTTTAGAAGATAGAGGTAATGTATACGCTGGTTTTGCTGGTGCTGCAAACCCTGGAGCTGGTGCATTAGGTGATTTTGACCAAATTTTAGCTCAATTAGATTTACAAGGTGCTATTGAAGAAAACATGTTATTCTTAGATAGAGCTACTGCTCTTGATTTTGATGATATGATTGCTGCTCAAGCTGGTGGTGGATACAACAACACAAGCTCTGCATCTTATGGTTTATTTGACAATGAAGCTGAAATGGCATTAAACTTTGGATTTTCAGGTTTTAGAAGAGGTTCTTATGACTTCTACAAAACTGATTGGAAATACTTAAACGACGCTACAACTCGTGGAATGGTTGACAATATCAAAGGTGTGTTAATACCTGCAGGTACTTCAACAGTATATGATCAAATGTTAGGATCTAACATCAGACGTCCTTTCTTACATGTAAGATATAGAGCATCTGAAACAGACGACAGAAGAATGAAATCATGGATTACTGGTTCAGTAGGTGGAGCTTATACTTCATCTCTTGATGCTATGGAAGTTCATTATCTTTCTGAAAGATGTCTATGTGTACAAGCGGCTAACAATTTTGTATTGTTTGTAGCGTAATTTATTAACCTTTTTAAAATTATAAATTATGGCTTATACATGGAAAATAGATAAAACAGACGGGAACGTTGAAATAGTAAGTACAACACTTGCTATGAGCTATCAGGGTGGTAACTTTGAAGAAGCTGATTACTCAGATGGAACTACTAACATAAAAGTTCGTAGATACAAGGCTGGAGACGCTAACATATCTTGGGATAAAATGATTGACGCTGCATATACTTTAATAGCAGCTTTTCCTGCGTTATGTGGATATCCAACTGGTCTTAGTGGTGCTAATGAATACAGAGACGCTGATTTAACTGCTCAATGGGCTGATTTTTTAGAATCACAAAATGACGAAGGAGATATTCCTGCTTACAGTGAAATACTAGCTTACCTTAGTGGTTTATCTGCTATTGAACCAAATCCAGGAGAAACACCAAGTGGTGAAGCTGCATTAGAAGCTTTTAAAGAAGCAGTTGATGCTATTGCTCCAGGAGATGAAGCTGAAATGGTAAAGTATCTTAAAGACAATGGTTTAGTTTTAACTAAAAAACATTTGTTTCTTTTTGAAGATCCAACTCAGGAGTAATTCGGGGTGATAAATCTGATTATTAAAATATAAAGTCCCTAGAAATAGGGACTTTTTTAAAATAAAAATTATGAAAATAAAAGTAAACAAAATAGAGTTAGCGGATGGACAGTCTGGAACTGGGGGAGCTTATCTTGTAAACAACGAAAATTCAGAAAATCTCCACGCAGTAAGACCTTTCATAATAGATCTTGAAGGAGCTACTCCACAGGTTGAATTAGCTACTGGGGTTGATGGGCAAAAATCCTTTAGTTTTGGTGTTAAAATGGAAGACGGTACCTATAGTGCAGTTATTTTACCATATCAAACTAATCAAGTATTAGCTAAAAATGAAATTTTTGGAAAATACTTTAATGAAGCTGAAGCAAACTTTTTATTAGATTTAACAAAAGCAGCTGGAGATCCAGACTTTATAAATAATAATTTAATGTCTGAACAAGCAGCTAAAAGATCTGAGCTAAATTGGAGAGCTGCAAACGAACCAACAGATGCAAATTTTAATAATTCTACTTCTAGAGTTTTCTTTGCAAATGTTCCTGAAAAAATAGTACAAATTGCAGAAGCTATAGCTGGTGGTTATGATATTGATTTTACTGGACAACAAAAAATAACTTTTGAATCAGCAATGAATCAAAACGCTTTCAAAAACTCTAAAGCACAACAAAAAGTTGCTAATGTTTTAGCTAACAACCCTAGCATAGCTGGAAACATTGAAATATTAACCCTGCCAACACAGCGAACAACAGTTGCTAATTACACTAATACTGGACTAAATGACTTTGGAGCATTTGACGCTAAAGGAGGAGTTTCTCAAGTTGTATTTAATAATCCAACGCTGGGGACAGGTCTTTCTAGTATGGACGATGTACAACAAGCGGTTGAAGATGTTTTGAGTAAATTAGATGATACATTGACCCAAGCAATAGAAGAATACTTAAACGAATTTAATCCTTAAAAACAAATNNAAAAATTATATTATATTATATTATGGAAANNGAAAAAAAATGGGAAGTAAAAGATAGAAATTATTTTTTAGTTCAAGATAGAGCACCTTTGACTTATACTTTGGCTTCAAAACACACAAGGAGATTTCCTTTAATGTGGTTTGATCCAGAAAGAGGACATCAAAGAGAGTTAAGATACGCATCTAATCAAAAAAGTCCTTTTTGTAGACGAGCAAGATGGTATGGCAACATTAGAGCATATTGTTTTTGAAAATGGTACGTTACACGTTCCTAAAGAAAAACAATCATTGCAGAAAATGTTATCATTATATCATCCACATAGAAACAAGAGATATTCAGAAATGGATAAAATTGAAGAAGCAAAAGACGAGTTAGTAGATTTAGATGCAGAGTTTAACGCCATGTCTATGGCTAGAGAACTAGATATAGAACATGCGGAAGCTATTCTTAGAGTAGAAATGGGTTCTAAAGTATCTATCATGAGTTCTAAAGAAATAAAAAGAGATTTGTTAGTTTTTGCTAAAAGAAACCCTTATTTATTCTTAGATTTAGCTAATGATGAAAATGTAGAGTTAAGAAACTTTACTATAAAAGCAACTGAAGCTAATATAATTAAATTATCACAAGATCAAAGAACATTTAGCTGGGCTAGTAATGGTAAAAAGCTAATGCAAGTTCCTTTTGAAGAAAATCCATATTCAGCATTTGCTGTTTATTTAAAGACTGATGAGGGAGTACAAGTTTATCAATCGATTGAAAAGAAGTTAAATTAATTTTTAACCTGTAATAATAATAGTTAGGCGGCTAAGCGGCCGCCTTTCTTTTTTTTAAAAAATATTTAAATGGCTATAAACGTAAACACAGTATATCAAACTGTCTTGTTAATATTAAACAAAGAACAAAGAGGTTATATAACTCCTAACGAGTTTAATAAAATAGCTACACAAGTACAACTTTCTATATTTGAAAAGTATTTTGAAGATCTTAATGTTCAGTTAAGATCACCAGGCTTTGAAGATGAGTATGCAGATAGAGTAGATCAGTTAGAAGAAAAAATATCTATTTTTAAAACATATGGCACAGCATCTTATTATACCGGCAGTCCAGCAGGATCACTTAGATGAACCTTATTTTTGGCTACCGGCTGATGTGCATAGAATAGGTACTATAATGTACAAAGGTGAACAAGAGCTTCAAATGACTAATAGAGGAGAGTACTTAAGACTTTATATGTCTAAATTAACTAGACCTACCACTAATTATCCAATGTACATACAAGAGGGCAATGTCGCTCCAATAGATCCAAATAATCCACCTGCCACTTTATGTGACGANTGCATAAGAATATATGCCTATCCTAACGATATACAGCAAGATGTTAACATTTCTTATATTAGAAAGCCAGCTGATGTAGTTTGGGGATATGGCGTAGGGGCGTTAGGTCAATATGTTTGGGATGGAACCCCAGGTTTTGCTTTAACTCCTGTAATTCCTACTACTGGTTCAGTTAATTTTGAATTAGACGACGTTGAACAGGTGGAAGTTATATTAAAAATACTAATGTATTCTGGTGTGGTTATAAGAGATCCTCAAATAGTTCAAGCAGCCGCTGCTGAGGCTCAGCAAGTAGATGTTTCACAACAACAATAAATAAATTATGGCAAATTCTCCTAACGGTGGTTTAATAAACGAAACTAATGAGCAGTATTACGTTGGAACACAAAGTAATATAGCAACATATACTACTAATGTAATAGACAATATGGTTTTTACTTTCAATGAAGTATTAACTCTTGGCTCTGCTACATCATGGGATCCAGCAGATCCTAACTACAATTTAAACAACTTTGTTTTAGAGTGGAGTGTTGATGGTTTGCAAAACTGGAACTTATGGAACGGTGGCGCTGTTGGTTTTGGAACTGGTGGAGGATATAGTATTTCTAGGTTCTCAAATGTAACTCCTTACAGTACTTTATCATTTACAAATGTAGACGCTGTTCAACCAGGTTATTATGTAAGAGTAAAACTTAAATCCGATTTAGTTGATGGAGCGCCTAACTATGGGGACTATCAATATATTTCTATATTTGAATTGGTTAATAACTTTATGATAGGTTACGTTGGAAGTGATAAAGTTATATCTAAAGTAAAAAGATCTGATGTACTGTTTTATGCAAAAAGAGGTTTACAAGAATTTTCATACGATACTTTACGTTCTGTAAAGTCACAAGAACTAACAATTCCCCCAAGTTTATCTGTGATAATACCACAAGACTATGTTAACTATGTTAATTTATCTTGGGTAGATAAACAAGGTATTAAACATATTATATACCCTACTACATTAACAAGTAATCCTACTGAAACTCCTATACAAGATACTAACATAACAAATAATCCTTTTGGTTTTAATTTTCCAAGCGAAGGCTATGGTATACCTACACAAGACAGTGATGGTGAAAATTTAGAAGGAACTTCAATGACTGAAGAAAGATGGGCTAACTTACCAAAAGACCAACAAGCTACAGTAGAACCTATATTTGACACAGGTATTGGAAGAAGCGTATTATCAGCAATGGAAGTAGGCTTATTAGGTCAAAGATATGGTTTACATCCAGAAACCGCACAAGGAAATGGCTGGTTTACTATAAACAAAAGAGATGGTAAGTTTAGCTTTAGTAGTAACCTAAGTGAAAAGCTTATATTACTGGAGTATATATCAGATGGTTTAGCTTATGAAGAAGATACTAAAATACCTAAACTAGCTGAAGAAGCTTTATATATGCATATAGCATATAGTATACTTAGCACTAAGAAAAATATACCAGAATATATGGTGCAGAGGTTTAAAAAAGATAGAAGAGCACAATTAAGAAATGCAAAAATTAGATTAAGCAATATTAAGCTAGATGAGTTTGTTCAAATAATGCGTGGAAAATCTAAATGGATTAAATATTAAATTATGCCAGAAGTAAAAAATACATTTATCCAGTCTAAGATGAACAAAGACATGGATGGTAGAATTATCCCTAATGGTCAATATAGAGATGGGCAAAACGTACAAATAAGTAGATCAGAAGGAGACGATGTAGGAGCATTAGAAAATGTATTAGGAAATGAATTATTAAGTAATTTTGGTTTAACAAACTCTAATTTAGAAATAATAGGTCATTTAACTAATGACACTTTAGATTGTATTTTTTTATTTTTAACAGACTACACAGATTCTTCGCCGGATCAATTAAGTAACAATATTGCAGGTATAGCAGGAGAATGTTATATAATACAATATACTTTTTCAACAAATAGTTTTAGAATATTAGTAGAAGGAAATTTTCTTAATTTTTCAACATCACATCCAATTATTGGAGTTACCCTTTTAGAAAGTTTATTATTCTGGACTGATAATAGAAATCAACCTAGAAAAATAAATATAGATTTAGCTCAAACAGGTTTTTATACAACTGAAGACCAAATATCCGTAGCTAAATATTATCCCTATGAACCTATATCTTTATTAGAAGAAGTTAACACTGCTAATGGTAGGTATCAATCTTCAATGAAAGACAAGTTTAGTCCATACTTACCGATTCACGCGGCAGCAAGAATAAAAAGTGTTAGTGGAAATGATATAGTTTTAGACGGTCAATATACAAATATTAGATCATCAAGTGGTGTTGGTGGTTGTGGAGATTTAATGAGTGGTTATTGCGTATCGGTACCTTCAACTGTTAGTGGTTTAAGTATAGACACAGTTAATAATGAAACTACAATTAATCTTGTACAAAAACAGTTTGAAGAAAACGACAGTGATATGCCTGGTTGTATTGTATATTTTCAACGAGCAAATCCAGATGAAGATAAAAATTGGCCAGGAGATCCTGACTATTTAAAAGAAAAATTTGTTAGGTTTAGTTATAGATTTAAATTTGTAGATGGAGAATACTCATTGTCTGCTCCATTTACACAAATAGCTTTTGTACCAGAACAAGACGGTTATTTCATAGGTGATAATGCGACTGANCTTGATGAAGCTNNTTTACCAGGTGCACTAGTTGGAGATGAAGGAAGAACTTTAGATTCTACAATTGTTTCATTTATGAAAAATAAAATAAATGACATTGGTCTTTATATACCAGCTCCTACAAAAGGAAACAATAACGAAAAATATTTATTTTCACAACTTAACGNAAGTTTAAAAATAACAGAAATAGATATTCTATATAAAGCTGCTAACTCTAACAAGACAACTATTGTTGATACTTTAACATTAAGTAATTTTGGTGATTTTTCTGGNGAATATTACGAATATGAATATCAAAGTAGAAAACCTTGGAAAACANTAGCNCCTATACAAACTACTAGGGTTAATGATGTTGTACCAGTTAGAGCATTAAGTCAAGAAAGTACAGGTAATAGAATTATATATGGTAATTTTATTGATAAACACACATCTCCAATTAACTTAAATTACACCTTACAAATAAATCAAAAAGACAGTCTTCCTACCCCAACAAGCTCACTGGTAAATAATAGAGATTACTATGTAAGAAAAGAATATCAAAATCATACGCTAAAGCAAAATAGAACTTACCAAGTAGGCGTAGTTTTGTCTGATAGATATGGTAGACAGTCTAATGTAATATTATCTAGTGTGTTAAATCCACTTGTACCAGATGAAAGTGGCTCTACAATTTATCATAGATATAAAAATTCTGAAGATCCTATGTTGTTAGATAAGTATCCTCAAGATGTTTATGATCCTGTTGACGAAGCACCTCCTTACACTTGGCCTGGTGATCAATTAAATGCAGTATTTTATAGTATTATTCCTGAATTAAAAACTCAAGATGGTTATCCGGGGGTTTATAGTGTCGCGGACGGAAGCGTTAAAACATTACAAATAGTTTTCTCTCCTACGTTTGCGGCTGGTGGGCAGTGGAATCCTGCTAATAATTGTACTTTAACAAACGTTGATTTCTCAAATCCAAATGATCCATCTCAAAATGGTAAGTGTGATGTTACTTTTGATACAAGTGGACAAGCTGTACTTGCTGAGGTTGTATCTTCAACATTTAACTTTTTAAACGGTACGCTAGTAAACTTAGACTTCTCCCAAGTCTTAGGATTCCCAGGTTGTATTATTACTGATTCTCCAACTAGCGGTACAATAACTTGTATAGTTGAAACACCAGTAGACAATACATTAGGTTGGTATAGTTATAAATTTGTAGTAAAGCAAACTGAACAAGAATATTATAATGTATATTTACCTACTACGTTAGCAGGTTATCCATGTAATG